ACAACAAGCAACCTTGCTAGTATTACTGGCGCAAGTGGTGAGTTAATTGTTGATACCACATTAAATCAAATAACAGTACATGACGGAAACAAAGCAGGTGGTTGGTATGCAGCTAACGCAATCACTCTACAAACAGTCTGGAATACTGCTAATGCGGCAGCTAATTCAGCTAATTCCGATTTAGCAAATACAGGCGGTACAATTACTGGTAATTTGCTGATTACTGGTACTGCAAACGTTAGAGGCAATCTTTACTCTACTACAATTACAACAGCAACAGGTTCTGGTGGAAATCTAACTATTGATCCAGATGGTTATGGTGATGTTATATTTACCCCTTACACAGAGGTTTTTATTCAAAGCTCTAACACTTCCGTTAATACAACAACAGGTGCATTGATTGTTTCTGGTGGCCTTGGTGTTGCAGGTAATGTATTCACTGGTGGTTTGATAGAAACATCAGGTAACGGTATTGGTTATTCAACAGGTGCTGGCGGTACTGTAACACAAGGAACAAGTAGAACTACTGGCGTCACATTGAATAAACCATCAGGCCAAATTACATTGTTCTCACAAGCATTGGCTGCAGGGGCTGCAAATACTTTTGTATTGACAAATTCTACAATTGCTGCAAATGATTTTATATTGTTGAATCACTTTAGTGGCGGTACATTAGGTAATTATGTTTTTGCTGCAAACACAAGTGCAGGTCAAGCAAACGTTACTGTTCGTAGTATTACAACAGTTACTGCTGAAGCACCAGTGGTTCAATATGTAATCATCAAAGGCGCAACAAGTTAATTAAACTGTGTTAAACTATGAATACATTTGATAAAAATATGGAACAAATCTTCGATGTAGCCACAAAAGTGGAAACCCCACCTGTGGCCAAAAAAGAAACTTTACCTGTTAAAGTTGGTGAACAACAACTTGAAGAAGATTTGGTTGATGCATATGAGCAAACAAAAACCAATCTTCAAGACTTGATAGACCAAGGCAAAAATGCAATGGATGAAATATTGGAGATTGCAAAAGCAGGCCAACATCCACGTGCATTTGAGGTGTATGGTACTCTATTGAAGAATGTGGTAGATGCCAACAAAGAACTTCTTGCAGTACAAAAACAAATGCGTGACATGGATAAGAAAACTGCACCATCAGGTTCTACAACTATTGATAAAGCTATTTTTGTTGGATCAACTTCAGAATTAAGTAAGTTCATCAAAAGTAACAAAGAATGATAGACAACAAAGACAGTTACCGTGACAACCCACTGCTTAAAAAAGCAGGCGTACAAATCAAATACTCACAAGAACAAGTTGAGGAGTTTTTGAAATGTGCAAAAGATCCGGTTTACTTTGCACAAAACTACATCAAAATCGTTAACGTTGACCGTGGTTTGATGTCATTTGAGATGTGGGGTTTTCAAAAAGAAATGATTAAGTTATTCCATGATAATCGTTTCGTCATCACCAAATGTCCACGTCAGGTTGGTAAAACTACCACTTCTGTAGCCTATTTACTCTGGTTAACCTTATTCTCAGACTCACAGAACATTGCCGTATTGGCCAACAAAGGTTCTCTTGCTCGTGACATTTTGGCCAAATACCAATTGGCATATGAGAATCTTCCAATGTGGTTACAACAAGGAATCATTACCTGGAACAAAGGTAATGTGGAACTAGAGAATGGTTCTAAGATTATGGCCGCATCAACCTCATCATCCGCAGTTCGTGGAGGATCATTTAACTGTGTGTTCTTAGATGAGTTTGCGTTCGTGCCTGCAAACATTGCCGAGGAGTTCTTTAACTCTGTTTATCCTGTTATTTCTTCTGGTAAATCCACAAAGATTATTATCGTTTCTACTCCCAATGGCATGAATATGTTTTACAAATTGTGGATGGATGCTATTGGCAACAAAAACGGATACAAACCATTTGAAATTCACTGGTCTATGGTGCCAGGCCGTGATGAGGCATGGAAAGAAGAAACTATTCGTAATACATCCGAAGAACAATTTAGACAAGAGTTTGAATGTGAATTCTTAGGTTCTACAAATACGTTGATTTCTGGTCAAAAATTACAACAAATGGTTTACAATGACCCCGTTTATGAACACGATAAGGTCAAAATCTACCAACAACCAATCAAAGAAACTGATGGTGAAAACTTGGCAGACCACCTATATGCTATCACCGTTGACGTTTCAGAAGGTAAAAACCTAGACTGTTCTGCCTTTTCTGTATTTGACATATCGCAAATGCCATATAAACAAGTGGCCACATACCATAGTTCGTCAATTAGTCCTGTATTGTTTCCAACTGTAATTTACAATGCAGCTAGAATGTATAACAATGCATATGTTTTAGTGGAAATTAACAATACTCCGCAAGTGGCCGACACACTACACTATGAATTGGAGTATGAAAATTTATGGAAAGTGTTTACAGGTAACAAACAACCGCAACAATTGTCTGCTGGTTTTGCTCGTGGTGTACAGATGGGTTTAAAAATGTCACCACAAGTTAAACGAATTGGATGTTCCAATCTTAAAACATTGATTGAAGGTGACAAGTTAATCGTCAATGACTTTGATACCATTTCTGAATTAACAACTTTTGTCTCTAAAAAGAACAGTTTTATGGCAGAAGAAGGTTCAAATGACGATATGGTGATGACTTTGGTTATATTTTCGTGGGTAACTACACAGAAATATTTCAAAGAAATTGTCAATCACGACATCCGCAAACAATTGCAATTAGAAGAAATGAATCAGATAGATGAAGAATCTTTACCTGCACCAATCATTGAGAATGGAATGACAACAAATCTTGAATTGATTGACGGTGATTTGTGGGATGCAACACCAGGCGGAGATACATATGGTTCCTTTATGCAGGACATGCTGAGGAACTTGTAAAAGTCATAGTTCATAAATAATCTTTATGGTATTAAACTGCCAAGAAAAACATAATAATTTAAGGAGAAAATAATGGCAATACAACTATCTCCAGGCGTAGCGGTATCGGAAGTAGACTTAACAACAGTCGTACCTTCTGTTCTAACTACCGCCGGTGCAATTGCTGGACCATTCCCATGGGGTCCAGTTAATAAGATTATCACGATTACCACAGAAACAGATTTAGTAAATAGATTTGGTCAACCAAACAATGACGCAAATTCATATCAGACATTTTTTACTGCAGCTTCTTTCTTGGCATATGGTAATAACTTACAAGTAGTTCGTGCAGCTAATAGCTTCACATACAATGCAACAGCAAATAGCAATGCAACTATTCAAATTCAAAATAAAGATGTATTCCAAGCAACATATTTGAACCAAAACAACGCAAACGTTGCTGGTCCATTTGTTGCTCGTTATCCAGGAACTTTAGGAAATTCTCTTTCCGTTTCTGTTTGCGCTAATACATCACTATTCTCTACATGGGCATATAAGAGTTATTTCTCAGCAGCACCAGGAACATCTGCATATGCAGCTTCTGTTAATGGCGCAAATGATGAATTGCACATTGTAGTTATTGATACTAAAGGTTTGTTTACTGGTACTGCAAACACAGTATTGGAAACATATTCATTTGTATCTAAAGCATTTGATGCAATGGATCCATTGGGTAATTCTAACTATTACAAAAATCAGATTTTTAATAACTCTGCATATGTTTATGCTATTGATCCTGTTGAATATGGTGCAACTGCCGCAACATGGGGTTCTTTTGCAGCTAATACAACATTTGCAAATCCAATAAACAATGACACAGTTCAATTGGTTGGTGGTACATATCAAACAACTATTGATGCCGATATGCAAACTGCATATCAGTTGTTTACTAACAAATTAACATCACAAATTTCTTTAGTGATGGCTGGTTCCGCTAGCACAACAATTCAACAATACATCATTGATAACATTGCAACTGCTCGTGCTGATTGTGTGGCATTTGTTTCTCCACCAAGTTCTGCTGTTGTTAACCAAGCTGGTTCAGAAGCTACAAATATTACAACATGGAATACTTCATTAGCACGTAGCACATCATATGCTTTTGCTGATTCTGGTTGGAAATACTTGTATGACAAGTACAATAACGCATATCGTTGGGTTCCATTGAACGGCGATATGGCTGGTTTGTGTGTTTATACTGATGATGTTCGTGATCCATGGTGGTCTCCTGCTGGTTTCAATCGTGGTCAAATTAAAAACTCAATTAAATTGGCATGGAATCCTTCACAAACATATAGAGACCAATTGTATTCACTTGGTATTAATCCTGTTGTTTCATTCCCAGGACAAGGAACATTGTTGTACGGTGACAAGACATTGCAATCTAAACCATCTGCATTTGACAGAATCAATGTCCGTAGATTGTTCATTGTTTTGGAAACAGCAATTGCTAAGGCTGCACAATACTCATTGTTTGAATTCAATGACTCGTTCACACAAGCACAATTTGTTGCATTAGTAACTCCATTCTTGCGTCAAGTTCAAGGACGCCGTGGTATTACAGCATTCCAAGTTGTCTGTGATTCAACAAACAATACTCCTGCTGTGATTAATGCTAATCAATTTGTTGGTTCTATCTTTATTCAACCTGCTCGTTCAATTAATTATATTCAATTGAACTTTGTTGCTGTTGGTACAGGTGTCAGCTTCTCAACAGTTGTTGGTAGCGTGTAATAAATAAAACAAAGACATAGGAGAACAAAATGGCATTTAATGTAACAGAATTTATTGGTAACCTAACAGGTGACGGCGCCCGCCCAAATCTGTTTTCAGTTACCTTGATTTTTCCACAGTTACCTGGAATCACTGATTCCAGTGCCGCAAGCCAAAAATTAACATTTATGGCTAAAGCAACACAACTGCCAGGTTCAACAATTGGTACTGTAACACAGAATTACTTTGGTCGTCAACTAAAGTTTGCTGGTAACAGAACATTTGCTGACTGGTCAATCACAGTTATTAACGATGAAGACTTCTTTGTTCGTGCTGCATTAGAAGAATGGATGAATGCCATTAATTCCCATGTAGGTAACATAAGAACACCTGGTGCTGTTTCTGCAACTCAATACCAAGTAGATGCAACAGTTAATCAGTATAGCAAAGATGGTCAATCAATCCTTAAATCTTATAGTGTAATCGGTATGTTCCCAGTTGATTTGGCACCAATTGATTTAGATTGGGGCAACAATGATACTATTGAAGAATTTGGCGCAACATTTGCTTACCAATTCTGGGAATCAGACACTACGGATTCTGTGGCAACAGCCTTCTTATCTCAGTAAGGTTTATTTTAGTAAAGGGGCTTTGGCCCCTTTTTATGTGTTTTTGATTTGACAACTGGAAAAATATGGCAAATAAATTCTCTTTATTTGGCTTTACCATCTCTCGTGGTGAAGACCAACAAGAAACACAACAATCATTTAGCCCACCAGCAAATGATGATGGTGCGTTAACGATTACTTCTGCCGCTTATTATGGTACATACGTAGACTTAGACGGAACTGCAAAAAATGAGGTAGAACTAATATCTCGTTATCGTGAAATGGCGATGCAACCAGAAATTGAATCTGCCATTGACGATATTGTAAACGAAGCAATCTGTCAAGATGATGACGGTAAGATTCTAGAAATTATTTTGGATGACCTAGAACAACCAGACAAGATTAAAAAAGCAATCAAAGCCGAATTCAACACAGTAATGAAGATGTTGAATTACAAGAATATGGCTCAAGATATATTCCGCAGATATTACATTGACGGAAAATTATATTACCACATTATCATAGACCGTGAGCAACCAACTCAAGGTATCAAAGAATTACGTTACATTGATCCACGCAAACTACGTAAAATCCGTGAGGTCAAGAAACAAAAAGACGAACGTACTGGTGTTGAAGTTGTTAACACCGTAAACGAATATTACATTTTCAATGACAAAGTAACCACTGGTAGTTCCACAAACTATGGGCCAGTTGGTACTCGTATCACAACAGATTCTATTATTTCAGTTGTATCCGGCCTTATGGATTCACGTAGAGCGGTTGTTCTTAGTTATCTACATAAAGCAATTAAGCCTCTAAATCAACTACGCATGATTGAGGATGCAACGGTTATCTACCGTATTTCGAGAGCTCCTGAACGCCGCATTTTTTACATTGACGTTGGTAATTTGCCTAAACTAAAGGCCGAACAATACCTCCGTGATATCATGGTCAAGTATAAGAACAAGTTGGTATATGATGCCAACACTGGTGAAGTCCGTGATGACCGTAAATTCTTGTCTATGATGGAAGACTTCTGGTTACCACGTAGAGAAGGCGGCAAAGGTACAGAGATTACTACACTACCAGGTGGACAGAATCTAGGCGAGTTAGAAGACGTTAAGTATTTTGAAAAGAAACTGTATAAGTCTTTGAACGTTCCAGTCTCCAGACTTGATCCAAACCAATCTGGTTTTTCTTTAGGTCGTGTTGGTGAGATTACAAGAGATGAGTTGAAGTTTGCCAAATTTGTTGGTCGCATGAGAGCTAAGTTCTCCGACTTGTTTGACCAAGCATTGCGTGTACAATGTGTTCTTAAAGGTATCTGTACAGATGCAGAATGGAATGAATTCAAAGAGCACATTCATTATAATTTTATTAAAGACAACAACTTTACTGAGCTAAAAGAAGCCGAGTTAATGACTAACAGACTTCAATTATTGGCATCAGTAGACCCTTATACAGGTCGTTATTTCTCACAAGCATGGATTCAACGTAACGTATTGCGTTTGAACGATGATGAAATTAAAGTCATGCAAGAAGAAATTGAAGACGAAAAAGAAGCAGGATTAGGATTGCCAGTTGGAGTTACAAATAATGTAGCACAACAACAAATGGTTTCTCAAATTGGCCAAGAAGATGCAGAGCATCAAAACCAATTAGATATGAGATTAGACCAGAGTAAAGAAAAGAATCCATCAAACCAATAAATATAACCACCAATTTTCAACCGGGAGATTAACATGTCCGATACAACAAGAAATTTAATTGATTATGCCGCACAAGATGATGCTGTTAATTTTAGAGCAGCATTGTATTCTGCTATTCATGACCGTGTTACTGCACATATTGAAGCTAAGAAGCAAGAGATTGCTCAAGGTTTGGTAACACAAGAAGAAAAAGACATGAAGCACAAGATGATGAAAAAAGAAGATGAAATGCATCACATGAAAAAAGAAGAAGAAAAGCCAAAGCATGGTATGCATGAAGAAGAAGATGAGATGAAGCACAAAATGATGAAGAAGAAAAAAGAAATGATGGATGAGGAAGAGGAAGAAGATGAGAAAATGAAAATGAAGAAAAAAATGATGAAGAAAGAAGCTTATTAATTAGTTATAAATACTTAATACTATTGAATTAAAGAACCATGGCAAATAAATTTACATACCAAGTTTTAAGAGACACACAAACGGATTCTGTTATTAAAATTACAGGAGCGTTTGATGGCTCTAGCCAAGAAGCCAATGGTTCTCGTATTGCGGCCAATACACTTGCTTTTGCTTTGGATGCAAATGGTGCTCAATTACATTCAGCACAAAGTTTAAGTAATACTGCATTATCTCTATATGATATTCAACTCACTGGTCTTAAATATTTTATTAATTTTCCAACATCAAATGTTGGTGGTGTTGAAATATTTTGGAATGGTGGTGGATCAACTAGTGCGGCACAGTATGCCAATTCTGCAACAATCTTTCATTTGAATTTGCAGGGTGAGTTTGGATTAGGCGAACAATTACCTTCTATTTTGAATAACTCAATTGGTGGAAATGGTGATATTGGAGTTATGACTACAGGTGCAACAGCTAATTCTGCATATACTATAATCTTAACATTGCGTAAAAACAATTCAATGTATGCTCGTGGCCAGTTCCAAGATCCAGCAGCATTCAACTACGGTGCATACAAACTTACACCGTAATATTAGGAACAAACATGGCAAATTTATATACTTATCAAGTCCTAAGAGACACAACAGAAAAAGCAGTTATCAAGTTAACTGCTAATTTTGATGGATCAGGTCAAGAGTCTAATGCATATCGTATTCAGGCTAATACTTTATATGGTGCATTGACTAGTAATAACAATGTTATTCCAAACGGAACACCATTATCATATTATGGTTTAGCAGTTACTAGAATTGGTTATAATATTGCATCACAACAAAAAGGTTATATTGAGTTATCATGGACTGCTGCAAATACAGCACAAAGTGTTCCAATCATGAATATGGATCTTTGCGGCCAATATTCAGAAGACCAAGGTATGGTTTCAATTAGAAATAATGCACCAAATGCAACAGGTGATATTGGTGTTACATCATTTGGTATGGTTGCAAACACAGCATATACTTTGTTTATTGAATTGCGTAAAGAAAATCAATACTATCAACGTGGTCAATTCAATGATCCAGCAGCATTCAACTATCCTCCTTATGGAGTAACGCCATGAAATTAATTAAAGAAATTTACGAAACGGTTAATTACCTAACAGAGGACAAAGACGGAAAGAAAGCTTTGTTCATTGAAGGTCCATTTTTGGTTGCTGAAAAGAAAAACAAAAACGGCCGTTTATACGAATACAATACGATGAAGAAAGAAGTTCATCGCTACACAGAAGAATACATAAATAAAAACCGTGCGTTTGGTGAATTAGGACATCCTGATTCTCCTACTATTAATCTTGACCGTGTATCACATATGATTGTTGGATTGCGTGAAGAAGGCACACAATGGATTGGTAAGGCAAAAATATTAGAAACACCAATGGGCAATATTGCACGCCAATTGATTGAAGGCGGTGCACAGTTAGGTGTTTCTTCAAGAGGTATGGGCTCACTTAAAAATGTTAACGGTGTTAATGTTGTACAGCCCGACTTTTATCTGGCCACAGCGGCGGATATTGTAGCAGACCCTTCTGCGCCTGGAGCTTTTGTTCAAGGCATTATGGAAGGTAAAGAATGGATGTTAGTCAATGGTGTTTGGACTGAAGTAGAACACGCACAAGCAATTAGAGAAATCAAAACTGCTAGCCGTGCGGACATCGAAGCAGTAAGTCTTCGCATATTTGAAAACTTCATGAAAAAACTATAAACTATAAATACCAAATACAAAATCAAGGAGATTTTAAATGACAAAAGGATTTAAACTGTCTGAAGCCGCTAATGCAATCTTAGAAGGTTCTAAAGAAACTTTCGATGCTAACATTGCTGCTAAAAGAGGTCAACGTGGCCAAGACGCACATAAAAAAGGTGAAGTTGGTGACGATAAATTGCAAGCATCAGTAGCCTACGGTCAACATGATGCAGGCGTTATTGGTCATTCACCTGAAGAAATGGACGATAGCTTGCCAGATTACCTAAAAGGTACACCATCCGCAGTTCCTCCAGGTGCAACACCTCCTGTTGGTTCAGAAAAAAATGGCGTTGGTTTTAAAACATATTCTGGTCAACCAAATCAAACTATGGGTCGCAAAGATGTTATGCATCCTGACCAAATGAATGGTAACCAATACGAAAAAATTCGTGACCGTATGCCAGAAACATTGCCAAAGAATACATTTGGCATGAACAAAGGTGCTACATTCCAACACTATGATGGTTCACACACAGCTGGTTCACAGTCTATGGGTCACAATGAATCATTTGATATGTCTGATGACATTCGTGCTTTGTTGGCAGGTGAAAACCTTTCTGAAGAATTTGCACAAAAAGCAACTACAATTTTTGAAGCTGCTGTTCACTCACGCATTGAACAAATTGCAGAAGAAATCGAATCTAATTTGGTTGAGCAATTTGAAGTTGCAGTAGAGCAAGTTAAAGAAGATTTGGCATCCAAAGTTGATGACTATCTAAACTACATTGCAGAAGAATATATGAAAGAAAATGAATTGGCAATTGATACAGGCCTACGTGCTGAGATTGCAGAAGAATTCATTGGCGGTTTACGCAATCTATTCATCGAACACTACATTGATATTCCTGAAGACAAAGTTGATATCGTTGCTGAAATGGCAGAAAAAGTTGCCGAAATGGAAGCACAATTAAACGAACAAATCAATACTAATATTGACTTGTCTAAGGCATTAAACGAACAAAGAAAAATTGAGGCAATCTACACAGCGTGTGAAGGCCTAACGCAAACTCAAGTAGAAAAATTGAAATCACTCGCAGAGGGTGTGGAATTTACTACTGAAGAAGAATTTGCATACAAATTGTCAACACTAAAAGAATCATACTTTAAAGTTGACGTTAAGGTTGCAGACAATTCTGCTTTGGATGATGAAGTCCACATTGAAGAAGAAAAGAAGACCGTTAGGTCTGCTGATCCTTTGATGGAACAAGTAGCAAATATTCTTAGTAAAAAATAAGAATATAAAAAATAATAAATAAAACAAAAGTTTCACATTAAGGAGTTACTCGAATGTATATGACAGAAGAACTACAAAAGAAATGGGAACCTATTCTGGAACATCCAGAATTGGAATCCATTAAAGATCCATACAAAAGAAGCGTTACAGCTTTAGTATTGGAAAACCAAGCACAAGCAATGCGTCAAGACCGTATGGCCTTGAATGAAACTGCTTCTGATCCTGGTCCAACAAACGTTACAGGTTCTGGTATTAGCAACTTTGACCCAATCTTGATTAGTTTGGTTCGCCGTTCATTGCCTAACTTGATTGCTTATGACGTTGCAGGCGTTCAACCAATGACTGGACCTACAGGTTTAATCTTTGCGATGCGTGCTCGTTATTCAGGCCAACAAGGCGCTGAAGCATTCTACAATGAGGCAAACACAATCTTCTCAGGTAATACTTCATTGTTTAACCAATACGGTTTCGTTGGTAACACAGCAACAGATACAACAGCAAATACACAAACTGCTGTTTTGGCTGCTAACTCTGTTACAACTGGTACTGGTATGCAAACAAGCATTGCTGAATATTTGGGTTCAGACGGTAATACAGCATTCCAACAAATGGCATTCTCTATCGAGAAAGTTACTGTTACTGCTCAATCCCGTGCATTGAAAGCTGAATACTCACTAGAACTTGCACAAGACTTGAAAGCAATTCACGGTTTGGATGCTGAGACAGAATTGTCCAACATTCTCTCTACTGAAATTCTTGCTGAAATTAACCGTGAAGTTATTCGTACAATTTACACATCTGCAAAGATTGGTGCTCAATACGGTACAACAACTGCTGGTTACTTTGACTTGGATACAGACTCTAACGGTCGTTGGTCTGTTGAACGTTTCAAAGGCTTGATTTTCCAAATCGAACGTGATGCTAACGTTATTGCAAAACAAACTCGTAGGGGTAAAGGTAATGTGTTGATTGTTTCTTCAGACGTTGCTTCTGCTATGGCAATGGCTGGTGTTCTTTCTTACACACCTGCTTTGCAAGCTGACTTGCAAGTTGACGATACAGGCAATACATTTGCTGGTATGTTGCACGGTCGTATTAAAGTGTATATTGATCCATATTATGGCGGTTATACACAAAACCAAGAGTTGGTTACAATCGGTTATAAGGGTTCATCTCCTTATGATGCAGGTTTGTTCTATTGTCCATACGTACCTTTGCAAATGGTTCGTGCAGTTGACCAGTTCACATTCCAACCAAAAATTGGATTCAAGACTCGTTACGGCATGGTTGCAAATCCATTCTCTAATGGTCTAACAGTACAAAATGGTCGTTTAGACTCACAAACTAACGTTTACTATCGTTTGTTTGCAGTCAAGAACTTGATGTAATCCCAACGGGATGGGAAGCCACCGATAAGAGTGGTACTTAAAAAGGAGACTTCGGTCTCCTTTTTTTTGGTGCCTAAATACCTACATGACAGCATTAAACAGAACTCCACTCAATAC